GTATGGTAAAGTACACACATGCTTCCATTCCCTTCTTGCTGCCTCTGAAATCATCCCTAAGGCAGACTATAGTGCTCACACCCCGTTCGTGCGGGCAATGCCTGAGGAATACAAATTTGATACAAGCATTGATACCATCACTGCTTATAAGATGTACATTGCATCTAAACCATGGGTGTGCGATAATTATATTAGGTTGCCCCATCGTAAACCTGACTGGATTTGATTATGCGTAGTGATTTTCTCTGGGTCGAAAAGTATCGTCCCAAAACTATTGATGAGTGTATCCTTCCTGCTGCTACAAAGAAAACCTTTCAGGATTTCCTAGCACAAGGAGAGATTCCTAACCTGCTTCTTGCAGGTCCTGCTGGTTGTGGCAAGACAACTATCGCTCGCGCTATTTGCGAGCAACTAAACTGCGACTATATTATTATCAATGGATCCGACGAAGGTAGATTTCTCGATACTGTACGGAATCAAGCAAAGAACTTTGCTTCGACCGTCTCACTTTCTTCAGATGCACCGCACAAGGTCATCATTATCGACGAGGCTGATAACACAACCCACGATGTACAGCTCCTCCTACGGGCTAATATTGAGGCGTTTTATGGCAACTGTAGGTTCATCTTCACCTGTAACTACAAAAACAAAATCATCGAACCCCTTCATTCTCGGTGTGCCGTCGTCGAATTTTCTATTACTGCAAGGCAGAAACCTGCAATCGCAGCAGACTTCTTTAGGCGTCTTGGACAAATTCTTTCTGGAGAAGGTATTGCCTATGACGAAAAAGTTCTTGTCGAACTCATCAACAAGCACTTCCCTGACTGGCGTCGTGTCCTCAACGAGTGCCAAAGGTACTCGGTGGGTGGTAAAATTGATTCGGCAATCCTTGCAGAGTTTGGGGATGTTAAGGTAAATGATCTCCTCCAGAAACTCAAGCAGAAGGACTTTCAGTCAGTTCGCAAATGGGTCGTTAATAATCTGGATAATGATCCTAGCGTATTACTGCGTCGTGTTTACGATGCTCTTTATAGCACCTTGGAGGGTCCTAGCATTGCTGCTGCTGTCCTCATCATTGCTAAGTATCAGTATCAGATCGCATTTGTTGCCGACCAGGAGATCAACCTCCTCGCGGCGTTGACTGAAATTATGGTGGAGTGCAAGTTCAAATGAAAGAGTGTCGCATATGTGGCAAAACTAAACCTTTGAGTGAATTTCATCTATGTCATTCTGAAAGAATAGTAAATGGCAAACTTTATCCTAAAAGATACCGCAGCGAGTGTAAAGTTTGTCGTAGAGTAGGGGGGAAAGCACATTCATCTCAGGCAAAAAAACTCATGCAAGAGTTGAATATGGAAAGACCTCCTCTTGGTACTCCATGCAGATGTTGTGGAAAAACAACTGAAATGTTAGTTTTTGACCACGATCATCAAACCAATAAATTTAGAGGTTGGTTATGTTATCAGTGTAATTCTGCCATTGGTAATCTTGGTGATACTCTTGCTGGAATTAAAATGGCAGAAAAATATCTTATGGAATGTAATTTTAAATGAGCGAGGTTTTCCAAAATGTAGAGTCATTCAATAATGACCCCGATGCAAGTATCTTTCAAAGATATGGTCAACCAACTTGGTATCTTCGTATTCTAAAAAAATCAGGGTGGCGGAGAGGGGGACATTGGTCGCTTAAAACTAGAAATAAAGATGAAGCAATTATTGAGGCAAAGAAAAAGTATCAAGAAATAATTGGCACAAATCAAGTTCTTAAAAACAGTTTGTTTAATCCTGAGGATGTAAAAATTGCCACTCTAAGAAAAGGTCTTGGAAGAATTTGTGAAGATAAGTTTAAAAATTTGATGATGGTGAAGGGTTATCAAGTTTATAAACCAGTTGAAGATATTTGGGGATCTGATTTTATCATATCAAAAGATGGAAAAAATTTTGAAAGAGTTCAGGTAAAATCAACTGCACAGTATTCCTCAGCAAAAGCACAGTTTCATCTCATGACCAATCATACTGATAGGATACCGTATAGGGAGATCGTTGATTATATGGCATTCATTAGTGTTATAGATGACACAGTTTGGATGATTCCTGTAGAACATTTACCTGACAAAACTGGAATAAGAGTATCGGAACTAAAAAAAGATTATGAAAAATTCAAAGTTGTTTATGGTTGAGTGCAAGTTTAAGTAATTGTTAACAAATACTAACACCACCAACTTTGGTGGTTTTTTTGTATAAATAACAGAACACTCAGCAATGTGTGTTCTGTTATTTCTTTTATATTTTAAGTTATGTCTATTATTGTCCCTGCGTTTATGCCCCCTCTACTTCCCGAGGAGTTTGATACTGAATTTGATAGAAAGAATTCGGATACCGTTTTTATCGGAGAAGCAGCGGAGCATATCGTTGCAAAGTATTTTTTAAAAAACAAAATTAATTTCGGAAAACCTCTCGTCGATCAAGGAACTGATTGGTGGGTTCAAGGTGACGATCCGAGAAAGATTGAAAGAGCTCAGGTTAAGAAGGTTGCTTGGAAAGCTAAAATCGATACTGGTCTAAGAGTCCGTCGCGGTATCGAAGTTAGAAGAGATACTTTTGACTTTAGGTTTCAGTCTTCTGGATCTAAATCTGATCCATCTAAATGTTTTTATGGACCAGATAGTATTGATGTCTTCTATCATGTTTTAGTCACACCGCTGAGAGAAATGATTTGGAAGATCCCTGCCAATCTTATTCCTATTGATGAAAATGGGTGGTTTATTCAGAGTAAGAGTCCTGTTCTGGATCGTTCGTTCAAAGTTAGAAAAAAACCTGATTTTCAGATCAGAGACATGTTGATTTCTTGCATGTATGATGTTAAACTGATCGAAGCATATCCAGACTTCTTCTTCCCACAGAAGCAAACCGTAATGGAATTTTTTGAATGAAATCTTTGAAAACCCCCCTTCGTTATCCTGGCGGCAAGTCTCGTGCCGTACAAAAACTTTTCTCTTATATCCCCGACAAGGAGTATGATGAACTGAGGGAACCTTTCCTAGGTGGCGGTTCCTTCGCTATCGAATGGACTAAGCGTTACCCTGACAGCAGGGTATGGGTCAATGACCTTTATGAACCTCTGGTCAACTTCTGGCAGCAACTCCAGATGTTTGGTCGTGAGATGAGAGATGAACTAAATCAACTTAAACAACGCCATGTTGATCCTGCAAGTGCTAAAAACTTATTCCTTGACGCCAAAGCATATCTTGCTAGACCTCTGGAAGACAGTGAAAATTTCCAGCGTGCTGTTTCCTTCTATGTTGTTAATAAATGCTCTTTCTCAGGTCTTACTGAATCCAGTTCATTCTCTGCCCAAGCAAGTGACTCAAACTTCTCCTTCAGGGGAATTGACAAACTGCCCTTCTACTCAGAACTAATCAAGAACTGGAATATCACAAACTACTCTTACGATTATCTTCTGGATGAATCTCCAGACAAGTGCTTCGGTCTTGTAGATCAAAAGATCTTTATCTATCTTGATCCGCCTTACGACATCAAAGACAATCTTTATGGTCGTAAAGGATCAATGCACAAAGGATTTGATCACGATAAGTTTGCTGCTGACTGCTCTGCTTGTAAGATAGATAGTCTTGTAAGTTACAACTCAAGTCAACTCGTTAAAGATCGGTTCACTAACTGGAAAGCATCTGAGTTTGATCTGACCTATACCATGCGTTCGGTTGGTCAGTATATGCGGGAACAACAAGATCGTAAAGAACTCGTTTTGGTTAATTATTGATATGGAACTGAAAGACTGGTTGAACTCTATTAACACAAACAAGCAGGACCTTAGTGAAGATCCTGAGGCATGCAAAAAGTATCCTGCTTACATCGTGAATCGTTGTATGTCTGGACACATCGATGCCATCTTGTTTGCCAATGAGATGAATAAGAATACTCATCTTAACAAAGACATGCAGTACCATTTCATGCTACATAGTCTGAGAAAGAAGAAGAGATTCTCTCCCTGGTTGAAGCAAGAGAAGATTGCTGACCTCGAAGTAGTAAAAAAATACTACGGGTACAGTAACGAAAAGGCACAACAAGCACTTAAGATTCTCTCGCCAGAGCAAATCAAATTCATCCATAAGAAAATGGATACAGGTGGTATTAAAAAATGAAAGTCTTAAGCATTGATATTGATTATGCTTTTCCCACTGTAGATGAATGGCCAAATGAAGACAATGAAATGTTTTCTGAGTGGCATCCATTTACAAAATGGTATTATTATTTTCTGAGGTATCCTTCTCTAAACACCAGGGAAAAAATAATCGATGAAGAATGCTTAGAATATCTTTTAGATACATTTACTAAAGCACTTGTCGCCAGTCCAAATGCTCATGTTTGGTTTGGAATGGATCATGATTATATTCTGGAATATCTACATGACAAAGATCATATTGAGATTGTCAATATTGATCACCACGATGATTTCTTAGCAGGGTGTTATGTTGATGAAGACTGTGCTGGAGATGAACAGCAACATATGGCTGGTCATATTTTAGAATATGAGATGACAAAAGCTTTTGGTAAAGTTGATGAGGGGAGCTGGGGAGGATATTTGCATTCCCAGAACAAGTTGGATAGTATGACTTGGATCAGAAATAATGATTCTAAGGCAGATGAAGATACTCGTACTCCTTTCAATAAGTTTATCTGTGATTATGTTGGTAATCCTTGTAAATGGGAAACCTGTTTTAAAGAGCAATATGATCATGGAAACTATGAATATGATGCCATCTTTGTTTGCCTTTCCCCCGCATATTTTCCGTCAAGTCAATGGGGATTGTTTAGTCTTTTCTTAGGAATCTATGAGGATTTTACTGGTAAGAGTTGTAAACTAGACGAATTTTGGGATAAAAAATGGTTGATCAAAATGACATATGAAGAACCAAGGAGAATTCTTCAGGAAGCTCTTAACGAAGTCAAGAAAAGTTTAGATAAATAATACAAACATTTTTCATTAATTGAGATGAGCGTCGTTGTTGAACCGACCGTTGATTGGTCGCCCGAGAAGATGATTGAAGTTTCTCTGAGTGAACCTGATGATTTCCTGAAGGTGCGAGAGACCCTGACCAGAATCGGTGTAGCATCCAGAAAGGAAAAGAAACTGTATCAATCCTGCCACATTCTTCACAAGCAGGGTAGATATTACATCGTCCATTTCAAAGAACTGTTTGCTCTTGACGGTAAGAAAGCAAATCTTACTGTCAACGATGTCCAGCGTCGTAATAGAATTTCCCAACTCCTTGCTGATTGGGGTCTGATTACTGTCGTTGATGCTGAAAAGATTCAGGACATTGCTCCTCTTAATCAAATTAAAGTTCTTTCTTACAAGGATAAGAACAACTGGGTGCTTGAAACAAAATATAACATTGGTCGCAAGACTAAGGTAGAAGGAGAAGAAACCGTATAAATAGTTCGTCGCCATTTCGTGCGCGACTCTATACATACGGAATATACGCTACTTTATGGGGGTTACCAACACCCCCTTTTTAATGCAAACTATTATAATTAGTATTGGATGCCGAAAGGGTCCACACAACACAAACTCGCTTTTAAAGGAGCTACCATAATGGCAAACCTTGCACGGTATAATGCGTCGGATCTTTCTGCTTTGATGGATAAGATCACACGCAATAGCATTGGCATGGATGATTATTTCGATCGTATCTTCAAACTACACGAAACTACTTCTAATTATCCCCCATATAACCTCTACAACATCAGCAATACTGAATGTAAGCTGGAAGTCGCCTTAGCAGGATTTAGGAAGGCGGAGGTGTCTGTCTATACGGAGGCTGGTAAACTCTTCGTAGAGGGGCAGAAGGAGGA